ATAGATAAATTATGAGTGAAATAAAAGTAAATAAAATTAGTCCAAGAACAGCGTGTGGCACAACTACATTAGGGGATAGTGGCGATACGTTTACAATTCCTGCTGGTGTAACAATTACAAATAATGGAACACAGACAGGTTTTGGTAGAGAAGGTTCTGTTAATTGGCAAACAAGTGATATTAAAACATCTACTTTTACAGCATCGAGTGGAGAGGGTTATTTTATAAATTCAGGAAGTTCAATTACTGCAAACTTACCTGCAGGTGTCGCTGGGGCTATTGTGGCTTTTGCTGACTATGCAAGAAATTTTGCAACATATCCTTTTTCAGTAACTCCTAATGGGAGTGATAAAATTGGTGGAACTAACGCAACTGCAACATTAAATGTTGATGGTCAGGCAGCTACTTTTGTTTTTACAGATTCTACAAAAGGTTGGGTTAATGTTCAAAACGCAGAAGATACTGAAATAGGTGCTTCATTTATATCAGCAACAGGTGGATCAATAAGCACTTCTGGTGATGATAAAATTCATACTTTTACAAGTCCTGGAACTTTTTGCGTTGCTAGTCTTTCAAGTGTAGCTGCTAACAATGTAGTTTCATATATAGTAGTAGGCGGCGGTGGTGGAGGCGGATCAATAAGAGGTGCTGGAGGAGGCGCTGGTGGATTTAGAGAGGACAAATCTCCCGCTACTCCATATACAGCTAGTCCATTAGACGGAGCAGGAGCGATAACAGTTACGGCAACAGGCTTTCCCATTACAGTTGGTGCTGGAGGATCAGGCGGAACTACTTCTCCTAGTGCTGCTGGCGATGGTTCAGCTTCAACTTTTTCAACAATAACAGCTGCTGGAGGCGGTAGAGGTGGTGGTGGACCAGCAGGTCCATCTTCAACAAGAACAGGAGGACCAGGAGGATCAGGTGGAGGATCGGTAGATGGTCAATCTGTAGGATCAGGAAATACACCTTCCGTTAGCCCATCACAAGGTAGTAATGGAGGGCCAGGAGCTAGTTCTGATAATCTTGGAGCAGGTGGAGGTGGTGGAGCTACAGCGACAGGCACACAAGGTTTTCCTCTTTCAGGTTCAGGAGGATCAGGACCTGGTGGAGCAGGAGCCACAACATCTATAACAGGTAGCCCACTCGCATATGCAGGTGGAGGTGGAGGAAGTGGTTATGCTTGTATTTCAAGAGGTTGTGGAGGTTCAAGTGTAGGTGGAAATGGTGCTACAGCTGGTGGTGGTGCTGGAGCAGGAACTACAAATAGAGGTGGTGGTGGCGGAGGTGGTTTTGAGCCTAATGTTGGTATTCAACCAGTTAGCGCTGGCGGAGCTGGTGGATCTGGTGTAGTAATAATAAGGTATAAAATTCAATAATTATGACAAGTACAATTAAAGTAAATACAATAACAACAGAATCAGGATCTACATTAACTGTAGGTGGATGTGGAAAAACTGTTGCGTTAGCTTCAGGTGCATCACAAACAGGTTTTGGTAGAACAGGCACTGTTGATTGGCAGATAGGTTCTATTAAAACAACAGATTTTACAGCGGTAAATGGACAAGGTTTTTTTGTAGATACAAGTAGTGGAGCTGTGACTGCAACTTTACCAGCAGGGACTGCTGGAGCAATTGTGGCCTTTTCAGATTATACAAACACTTTTCAAAATAACGCTTTCACAATTACTCCAAATGGATCTGATAAAATTGGTGGAACTAACGCAAGTGCATCAATAAGAACTGAAGGTATAGCTCTTACTCTTGTTTTTGTAGATAGTACAGAAGGTTGGAAATTAATTAATGATGCAACCAACATTGTTATAGGTGAAACTTTTATGGCTGCATCTGGAGGAACAGAAACAACCTCAGGAGATTTTAAAATTCATAAATTTACAGGTCCTGGAACTTTTACTGTTTCTTCAATTGGTAATTTAGATAAAAATAACACAGTTTCTTATGTTGTAGTTGGTGGTGGAGGAGGTGGAATGTCAATGGTACAAAATAATTCTCAAGGTGGTGGCGGCGGTGGAGCTGGTGGTTATAGAGAAAATAAAAGTCCAGTTGATACTTACACAGCAAGTCCTGTGGAAGGTTCAACAGATGTAATAGTTACAGCAACAGCTTTTCCAATAACTATAGGTGCTGGGGGACCAGGTTCAGGAACTAAACCAACTGCTAGTAATTCAGGTAGTGCTTCAACTTTTGGAACAATAACATCCGCTGGTGGTGGAGGTGTTAATGGTGGTAATAGCGGAGCAGGTATAGCAGGTGGTTCTGGTGGTGGAGGAAGTGCGAATTGTGGAGCAGGAGGTGCAGGTAATACTCCACCAGTTTCTCCTGCTCAAGGAAATTCAGGTGGTGTTGGTTATAACGCTGCAGGTAATCCATCCGGATCTCATTATGGTGCTGGAGGTGGAGGCGGTGCTACGTCAACAGGTTTTGATGGACACGGAAGCGGTGCTCCTGCTAATAGTGGTAAAGGTGGATTAGGAGCTACATCAAGTATTACTGCCTCTCCTGTTGTATATGCAGAAGGTGGAGGTGGAGCAAATTATTGTATGCCTTCTTCTCCTCCTGGTCTTTCACAAGGTAGTGGAGGAAATGCAGGTTATGGTCCATATCCAAATGGTCCTAATATGCAGGGTCAAGGTGGAACGGTTAACACTGGCGGTGGTGGCGGTGGTGGTAGTAATGCAAATAGTGGAGGTCCAACAGCAAATGGTGGTGCTGGAGGTAGCGGAATTGTAATAATAAGGTACAAATTTCAATAGATAAATTAATATGTATTTACTGAACTTTAAAACTAATATATAAGGAGAAACATTATGGCACATTTTGCAAAATTAGGAATTAACGGAAAAGTTATTGCTGTTCTTACAATGGACAATGATAAAATGTTAAATGCTGATGGGGTTGAAGACGAAACAGTAGGTCAACAGTGGTTAGAAACACATAACAACTGGCCTGCACAGATGTGGATTCAAACTTCATATAACACATCATGTAATATACATAAATCAGGCGGCACACCTTTTAGAGGTAATTACGCAGGTATAGGTTATACTTGGGATGAAGATAATCAAATTTTTTGGCCTGTAAAACCTTATCCATCGTGGGTAAAAGATATGACAACTGCAAGTTGGAAATCACCAGTTGGTGATAAACCTGCATTGACAGCTGAACAACAATCACAAAATAAATCAGAAACTCACTCTTGGGGTTATGCTTGGAATGAATCAAACCAGTCTTGGGACTTGACAGACTCAATGGCGTAAATTACAAAGGTATGTGGTATGCAAAAGAAAGTATTATCTGAACAATCATTATATTATGGTGATATAACAATGCCTAAAGATTGGGACATTGATCGTGAAGAGTTATCAGAAAACATATTAAAATCACAAATAACAGACTCACCTTTTCCATTTTCACGAACATTCGATATGTTAAATACTTATATGAGAGATCATATAAATTTAAACTATGGTTTTACTTTAATTAATAAACAAACATGGGGTAACACTTATAAACCTCAAGAACTTTCAATCCCTTTATTAAATATAGATCCTGTAGATTTACGTAATTCACCAGATTTTACGTTGCTATATGGCGTTAAAGTTGATAACTGTTCTGTTAGAATTCATTATGATGATAACAGATGTAAAGGTAGAAGTTGGGATATATCACTTACGAATAATAAATTTATAATGTTCCCATCTACTAATATGTATTACTTAACCAATAATCAAAAAGATAGTTTAAATTTTGTGCAAACTATAACATATGAATATATCTAATTATTACTGGTATTTTAGTGGTGTGTTGACACCCAGATTCTGTGACGATGTTATAGAATATGCATTGCAGCAGAAAGAAACAATGGCTAGAACAGGTGGCTATGGTGATAGAAAATTAAAAGAGGATGAGGTTAAAAATATGCAGCGTAAAAGAAAATCTGATCTGGTATGGCTTAACGATACTTGGATATATAAAGAACTGCACCCGTATGTGCATGAAGCAAATAGAGCCGCAGGTTGGAATTTTGATTGGGAAAGAAGTGAGTCTTGTCAATTTACAAAGTACAAGTTAAATCAATATTACGATTGGCATTGTGATAGTTGGGACAAACCTTATCAACGAGACGATATTAATCATCCAGAGCACGGCAGAATTCGAAAACTATCTATGACTTGTCAATTAACAGATGGTTCAGAATATAAGGGTGGTGAATTAGAATTTGATTTTAGAAACTATGACCCACACATGAGAGACGAATCAAAACATAGAATACAATGTAAAGAGATATTACCAAAAGGATCTAT